TACTGCTGGTGTCTTGCAAGCTGACGGCGCTGGTACTTTTGGTGGGGCTCTTACTTGCGCCACTAGTTTAACTATCGGTAGTGCCGCCATGAGCGAAGCCGATTTGGAGAAGCTTGATGGCATCACCAATGGCACAGCCGCAGCCTCTAAGGCTGTTGTTCTTGATGCCAGTAAGAACATTGCAACAATTGGAACAGTTGGTTGCGGTGCTATTACTTCTACTGGAAACAGCACCTTTGGAAGAGTGCAGATTGACAGCGCTAACGACTACATTGACGTCGACACCGACCTCAAGGTTATTGCTGCAGCTGACATTGTCCTTGACCCCGCCGGCGGCGAAGTCAAGGTTGATGGTAACTTGATTCCCAACAGCGACTCAGCTGACGACCTTGGTGCTTCCGGCACCGCTTGGGCAAACCTCTATGTTGATGCAATTGATCTTAACGGTCAAGGTCACCTCAGCATGGGAGGCGGTAAGGTTCAGCTCGATGCCGATGACGACACTTTCATCTATGCTGGTGCTGATGATGTTATCAGCTTCGCAGTCGAGAACACCGCTCAGGTCAATATTGATAACGGCACCTTCTATCCCGAAACGGATAGCGATGTCGCTCTCGGTAAGACCGCCAAGCGCTTTTCCGAGCTTTATGTCGACGGCATCGCCGCAGCTTTTAGTGGCAGCGTTACCCTAGCGTATACCGCTACCGCCGGCGACTTTTTTATCGGCTGTAACACTGTTGGTGGCGAAGTTGTCGTTACGCTTCCCGCCGCCTCCTCGGCTGGCTCCGGTAAGATGTACGTCGTCAAGGACGTCTCTGGTTACGCCACTGGCAGTAACCTCGTGTCCGTGACCGGTAGCTCCGGACTCATCGATGGCGCCACCAGCAAGGTTCAGATTGATTCTGCCTATGGTGCTATCAACTTGATGTCTGACGGCTCCTCTAACTGGTACGTCTGGTAAGAAACCACTCCCTTTGTAGGGATGAGGGGCGCCCAAACGGGCGCCCTTCTTTTTTTGGGTGTTTGTCAACTCGACAACTATTTATCTTTGATGTAAAATATCTTTTGTTTGTTGAGATATATTAGGAGAATATAAATGTCATCACTGCTAGAACAAGCGATCGTCGACGCGACAGCCCTCCGGGACGCTGCGCTCAAGAATGCCGAAGCGGCCATTATTGAAAAGTACGCACCTGAAATTAAGAATGCTGTGGATACGCTGCTTGAGCAGCCCGACTTGGGCGCCGCTGAAGAAGAGTTGGCCCCGGATCTCGGCGCCGAAGAGTCCGCATCGCCTGAAATTGATGCGCCCCTAGGCGGCCTTGACGCGACCGACAAGTGCCGATGCCCCGATGAGGGAGAAAAGCTTGAGCTGACGCTAGAAGCGCTCCAGGAGATGGCAAGAGAGCTGATGCCCGAAGAAGAAGAAGAAGAAGTGAACGAGGCACTAGACGATCCCGAAGGAACGGAGGAGGCGCCTGAAACTAGCAAAGACACGCCCCCCGAAGAACTCAGCGGAGAAGATGATGAAATTGTCCTTGATGAAGAGGCGATCGCATCACTGGTCGAAGAACTTGTTGTTGATATTACACCCCAGAAGAGCGGATGGGCGGGCACCCCCGAACCCATTATGCAGTATAACTTGGAGCTAGAACTAGCCCACCGCGCTGCCACTGAGGTTAAAGCCGACAACACTGCACTCACGAAAGCTATTGAAGAGCTTTCTGAGTCTAACACGAATCTTAAGAAGTCTAATAAGACTTTAAAGGAAACAGTTTTGAAGCTGAAGAGCGCATTTGACGATATGAGCACTTCAAACGCAAAACTAATATATACGAATCGTATTTTGAGTAGCCCCTCCTTGAATGAGCGACAAAAAGAGAATATTGTTGAAGCTATTTCCAAAGCCGGTTCGGTTGATGAAGCAAAGGTCATTTATGAGACACTTCAGAGCACAGGGGGCACCGCTAGACGAAAGCAAGTGCCACAATCCCTAAGCGAAGCAATCAAGCGATCTTCATCTACGGTTCTGCCCAGGCGTCAGCCCGAGCGAACAACCGATACTGCTATTGACAGATTGCAAATTCTTGCAGGTATTAAACATAACAAATAATAATAAGGAGGTGATACTTTTATGTCTGTATTAAATAAATTAACTGAAGGTATCGTCAATCGAGATATGAAGAAGGAAGGCGATGCTCTTCTCTCCAAGTGGGAAAGAACTGGTCTTCTGGAAGGTCTCGACAACGATACTAAGAAAAACGGCATGGCTCGTCTATTAGAGAACCAAGCCAAAGAACTACTACGTGAGGCCGCCAGCACAATGGCTGGTGGCGACGTCCAGGGTTTTGCTTCTGTAGCATTCCCGATCGTCCGTCGCGTATTCGGTGGACTCATTGCGAACGACCTTGTGTCTGTTCAGCCCATGAGCCTGCCCTCTGGTCTGATCTTCTTCCTAGACTTTACCTATGGTGACACTAGGATGGGAGCTGACTCCGGCGCTGAGGCCGCTTTCTCTCAGAGCGCTTCCATCTATGGTGGTGGCGTCGTTGCTAGTGGAATCACTGGTGGCGTGGACCTCACCGGCGCTAACGCTGAGCGAGGACTATATGCCTTGAACAACGGCTATGCGTCTCCTACTGGTTCATGCGTAGCCGGGCTTGTCCCCGGTTGCTTCATTTGGGGCACTGGCTCAGGTGGTGCAGCAACTCCCGGCGGCGCCTACACAATTGGCGACGGACAAGAGGAGCTGAACCAGCTAATTAAGTTCGATCCCGATCTTTCTGGATCTGGTGTCGCTGTTGGTATCTTTACCGGTAGCACCACCGCCGGAACCGACTTGGGCCAGCTGAATGTTGCTGACCTTATTGCTATGAACGTCACCGGCACTATGACCAATGGTCAGCTCGTGCGGCGCTTGACGCAGTATGCTTCGGGTTCAACGCAAAGTTCCGACCCGTCCCTTAGCACGTTCCAGTTGCTTCTGGTGTTCGAGGCGGACACCCCGAACCAGGCCGAAACCCTCGCCGACGAGCTGGGTGCCACCGGCACCGACCAGGGCATTGGCTTCACTTTCACTATCAACGATAACTTCACAACCGGTGGTGGTATTGGTAGCGTTGCAGGTACGGCCGAATGGGCGCTAGAAAACCAGTCCGTTATCCCCGAGATTAACATCAAGGTGGATAGCGTTGCGGTTACGGCGATGACCAAGAAGCTCAAGGCGAAGTGGACCCCGGAATTGGGACAAGATCTCAATGCCTACCACAACCTTGATGCCGAGGTTGAGCTTACTAGCATTCTCTCCGAGCAAATTGCTCTAGAGATCGATCAGGAGATCCTTGCGGACCTCGTGAATCGCGGAACTGCTGGTACGCTTTACTGGTCACGCGCTCCTGGGCTCTTCGTGAACCGTGAGACCGGCCGCGAGATTGGTGCCGCTTCTGCAGCACCGGACTTCACCGGCACGGTGAGCGAGTGGTATGAGACGCTCCTCGAAACCATTAACGACGTGTCAGCTCGTATCCATCGTAAGACTCTACGTGGTGGGGCAAACTTCATTGTCTGCGGACCTGAAGTTGCCAACATCCTTGAGTTTACCGCTGGGTTCCGAGCCTCTGTCACTGTTGACGGCGATCGCGGAACTGCCGGTGCTGTAAAGACCGGCTCTCTTTCCAAGAAGTTGGATGTCTATGTAGACCCCTACTTCCCACGTCAAGTAATTCTCGTGGGACGCAGAGGTTCGAGCTTCCTAGAGAGCGGATTTGTTTACGCTCCCTATGTGCCCCTACAGGTCACTCCCACTATCTTTGGGCCTGAGGACTTCGTACCCCGTAAGGGCGTCATGACTCGCTATGCGAAGAAGATGGTCCGACCGGATATGTATGGTCTCGTTATTGTCCGTGGGCTAATCGGTGAGGCTGGTTCAACCAGCTAATCTCTGATTAGATAAAACACAAACGAACCCCTGGTTTCTTTCGAGGAGCCAGGGGTTTTGTTTTTAGGGAAACTACTTACCCGTGAAAAGGGAAGCATGTCTTCCCCGATCGTTAATTGACCTAATTAATATCATTATAAAGGAGAAAACATATTATGGGAACAAAAAGAGTAGGTTGGGCACGAATTCGTAGCCTGATTAACGAAAATCAAAATGCACTATATATGCAGAAGCAGGTGGCCACGACGATTACGGGAGACACCACTTTGACAGCCGCCGACAGTGGCAAGATGGTGGCTATTAATTATGACACCGCCGCAACCATTACGGTAACGCTGCCCACACCAGCCAGCGGCTTGGCGTTTGACTTTGTCTTCGTTGCCGACATGACAGCCAACACCGCCAAAATCAGATTTGACGGTCTTGAAACCGGCGCCATGACAGGCGTTGTTATCGCCATGGAGGACGACGGCACCGGACAAGGCGCTAAAGCCGACGGCGGCGGCGATCGGTATTTTGACGTGGACGGCAACCCCGATGTACGAGCCGCCTCAAAACTACGATGCGAGTGCGCTGATGGAAGCAACTGGACCATAACGGGAATTGTCATCGCCGGCTCCACCGCGAAGGACTCTATTGGTTTCGCTAGCTCTTAAGTCTTAAGAAGCAGGTTTGAGCCCCTAAAAACCCCCTCCCACCGGAGGGGGTTTTCTTTTGTTAACAACTAATTATTATATTACGGAGGACCCTATGGGTAAGAAGAAGAGATATAGACTAAGAACAGCAAAGTTCGGCAGAAAGTATGCTGCCAAGTATGGACTTGGCGGTACCGCAGAGATAGAAGAAGAGGCATTAATTGAGGAAACGCCGGCGCCAATTATTATGGCCGCTCCCGAACCGGCCAAGCCAGTTGTAGAGGCACCCGTCATTGTTGCGGCGCCTGAGCCAGTGGTAGAGCCCGCGGCTATTGTGGCGGCTCCCGAGCCAATTGTGGAGGCGATTGAGGCTGCAACGCCACCTAAAAAGAAAAGGGCGACGAGGAAAAAGGCGTCGACTCCTCGCAAGACTACAAGAAAAAGAGCCTCGCGAGCAAAAACAGCAAGCTAGCCGTGCTTTCCAGTTCTCCCAACTAATTATCTAGAGGAGAATTCTCAGTATGGTTGCACCCCCCACCCTAACTCCGACAAGCACTATAAGCGCCGTTAGGCTGCCGCCCACTGGTTCGGCCGCCGCCGTGTCGGCGGTACTTCCCTTTGGCCTCTATACCGGCTCAGCTGACTTTTTAACAGGCGCCGCCAAACAGGTTGCCTATACATACAAAAAGTTGGGGGGAGATGTGCTCGATATTGAGCTAAGCTCCTCTAATGTATATGCTAATTATGAAGAGGCCGTTCTAGAATATTCTTATCTTATTAACACCCATCAGGGTAAAAATGTATTATCTAGCATTCTCGGTAACGCAACCGGATCGTTTGACTCTCTTGGCGAATTAAAGTCAGGGTCTCTTTCTTCCAGCCTGGGAGGGAAGGGAATTGAACTTAAGTATCCGGAAATGAGATTTGAATATGCGAGGCGCTTTGGCAACGCTATGACACTCGATGCCGGCATGGGCGGCACTGTCCCCGAGTATTCAGCCTCTTTTGACATTGTTCAGCGGCAGCAGGATTACGACCTACAGGCAATCGTTTCTGGTTCAGCTGCAGCCGGCGGCGTATTATACTCAGATATCGATCGCACTAAAAGAATAATTGTCAATCGAGTCTTCTACAAGACGCCGAGATCTATGTGGCGCTTTTATGGCTATTATGGGGGGCTCAATGTTGTGGGCAACTTGGCCACATATGGTCAATATGCCGACGATTCCACGTTTGAGCTGGTGCCAACATGGCAAAACAAACTTCAGGCAATGAATTTTGAAGACATGATTTATACGCGGACCTCTCAGTTTTCTTATGAGATAAGAGACAACAAGCTGCGCATCTTTCCACAGCCCGTATTGGGCGAGATTAAAAAGATGTGGTTCACGTTTCAAGTTCTTGGGAACGCCTGGGATGTTGACGATACTAAAACGGATGGCGTTAACGGAATCAATAATCTTAATACTATACCGTTTGCGAATATTCCTTATGAGAATATTAACTCAATTGGAAAGCAGTGGATACGCCGGTTTGCGCTAGCGCTATCAAAGGAGACGCTGGGGCAGATAAGGGGCAAGTTCGGCACCATTCCGATTCCAGGGGAGAGTTTGACCCTCAACGCTTCCGACCTTTTGGGGCAGGCGAAAGAGGAGCAAGCGGCCCTTCGCGACGAACTGAAGGCCGTATTGGATGAGATGGTCTATTCAGCTCTTGCTGAAAAAGATGCGTCACTTGCCGGTAGCATTACAACAATTAAGCAGGGGGCGCCTCTCCCCATCTTCCAGGGGTAGGGGGTAAGAAATGTCGGACAAGTGGAATCAGCCCGCACAGCCTCCGCCGCCACTTTTTATTGGCAAGAAGGAACGCGATTTAATCAAGCAGGTTAACGATGAGCTAATTGAGCGCGTCGTGGGGCAGCAAATTCTTTATTATGCTATTGACGTGGAGACCACCAATTTTCACCCCTTATATGGAGAGGCGATTGAGAAAACTTTTTTACCCCCCATTCGCGTATATGCACTTGTTGACTGGGAAGCCTATGGTACCGAATATTCAGAAAATATTGGTGTCGACCAACGAGTGGAGATTACGGTTCACTTTCACAAAAGGCGCCTGACTGAGGATCAAGATCTTTATGTGCGCGCTGGCGACTTTGTGTCTTACGGTGGTATATACTATGAGATCGTTAACTGGGCAGAGCCTAGAAAGATTTATGGACAAGTCGACCATAGCATAGAAGTGTCGGCTAAATGCGTTAGAGCGCGCCCGGGAGTATTCGATGGCGGATAGAGAATATGAGTTGATGCCCTCGACGTTACAGACGATTGATCAGGCTTTTTATACATGGGTCGATGAAACGTTGGACATCTTTGCATCGTCAAACAAAGGGTGGAAGAAGGTGCCCCTTGTCTGGGTCTCCGCAGAGAGATCCTATCAGATAAAGCACGACAAGAACCTTCGCGATGATTACGGCGTTTTAAAGCTGCCGATAATTAGTATCGAGCGCACATCAATTGTAAAAGATCCGTCGAAAAAGGGAAGCTATCAAGCCAATGTTCCCCCTATTAATGATGCGCGCGGCGGTTCAATCACATTTAGTCGGGTGATTAATCAGACAAAGACCGCCGATTTTGCCAACGCAGATGCTTATAAAACGCAGCCCACCTTCAACGCCCAGGGTCCTCTCGCAGGTCAGATAAACTTTCCGTTTAAAAATAAGAAAATTGTATATAATACAATTACTTTGCCGTTGCCTGTGTATGTTAATGTATCTTATAACATAGTACTTAAGGGAGAGTACTTTCAACAGATCAACGAAATGCTAACTCCTTTTATTGTCAATACGGGACAAATTAATAGTTTTTATATTAATGCCGATGGCCATAAGTATGAGACGTTCCTTCCTCAAGATTTTGCTCAAAATAATAATGTGGCGAACTTGGGAGACGATGAGAGAGCTTTTGAGACAAAAATAGAAATTCGGGTGTTAGGTTATCTAATGGGCGCTGGCAAGAATGAAGAGCGCCCAAAGGTGGCTATTCGGGAGAATGCGGTCGAACTTAGAATTCCCAGAGAGCGTGTGATTTTTGGTGACATTCCCACCACGGTCTCGGGCGCCTTTTATCGAGAGTAATTTTGGAGTTTACGGTTGTGCGTTACTATTTATTACGAGAAGTCCTAAGTAGTAATTACTACAGCGTGAAAAATTAGTAAGGAGATTTTTAACAATGGCAAGTGGAGCTAGCAAATTTAAGTTCATTTCCCCTGGCATTTTCATTAACGAAATCGATGAATCAAAATTGCCAGCCGACCCCGCCGTCGATCCGGGTCCAACCATTATTGGGCGCACCCGCACCGGTCCAGGTATGCGCCCTTTGGTGATCAATTCGTTTGATGATTTTGTTCAAACATATGGTGGCCCAGACCCGGGCGCCGATACGGGGGATAACTGGCGCAGCAATGAGTTCGATGGGCCCACCTATGGGGCTTATGCAGCCCAAGCGTGGCTCGTAAGCGAACAGTCTCCTGTCAACTTCGTCCGTCTGTTGGGCACCGAAGACCCCCTTAACGACGGAACGACCAGTGAGCCATCATCGAAAGCAGGCTGGATTACGGACGCTGCAGCGCCCACCAACATCGCCTCCACCAATGGCGGAGCATATGGGCTCTTCGTCATAGATTCTGGGTCGGTTTCCGGATCGGTTCCCCAGGCTGGCGCATCGCTCACCTCATGCCTCACCGGCGCCTTGGCCGCTGTCTGGTATTTGCAAGAGGGTGCGATGGTGCTGACTGGAACCATATTGGGCGGAGGCGCCGCCGACACCACTGGGTCGGCTGCAACTCTAATGGCTGCGGACGCCAATGGGAACTTTAGGGCTTCCATTGTTAATACCGACAACACGACGGGCTCGCATGTTTGCTTCAACTTCGATGTTACGAGCGACAAGTATATTCGCAAAGTGTTCAATACGAACCCCGCTCAGACGAATACCTCTGTTATCTCCACTTCTTCCCCAAGCTACTACACATACTGGCTTGGTGAAACTTATGATCAATTTTTGAACTCCTTGGTAACAGGCTCCGGCGAAGGCGCCACCCAGGCGTTCATCGTGGCACTAGAATCTGGCTCCATCGATAAAGCTGAGATGAATAACAATTATGTTAATGCAGAAACTCCTTGGTTCTTTGGTCAAGATCTTGGCGAGGCCTCCAACAATACTTTTCAAGAAGCGGACATGCAGCCGCTCTTTAAGCTTGTAGCGCGCGACTTAGGAGAATCTGCACACCGCTATAAGGTGTCTATCGCCAACCTTAAGGCCGCTGCCTATCCTGAGTTTGATCCCTATGGGACCTTCTCGGTTCTGCTCCGAGTTGCAGCGGATAATGACAAGTCCCCTGTGGTTATCGAGAGATATGACGAGTGCGACTTGAACCCTCTTTCCCCCAATTATGTGGCTAAAAAGATCGGCGATCGCTATTCGACGTGGGATCCAGATGAGGGGCGCTTCCGCAATTATGGCAGCTACCCCAACCAGTCTAACAACGTGCGCGTGGTCGTTAATAGTGAGGTTGAAGCCGGAGGATCAACCATCTCCCAGCAGCTTCCTGTGGGGTTCTTGGGGCCTTACCGATATTCGGGCTTCTATGTTGGATCTGGCTCAATTGAGTTGGGCGAATTCCACGCCTCGGGCACCGCCGACGTAAACGTCGCCGGCGCCGGCTACGAGACCCTGTTCACCGGTTCGGTTGCTATACCCCTCGTCGCTTATGGCGTCGGCTCGGCGGAATCCAAATATATCTTAGCAACCGACGTCGACGACACCGTCGCCCAGCCGACCGAGGTCTGGGCCGGCCGCTATCGGTTCCCCACTTTCTTAACGCGCGCTAGCGCCAGTGATGCTGGGGGCAATTTGAACACTTCGTATTTCGGAGTGCGAACGAATAAAACGTCTACTTCTACTGCTTTTGACGAGAGTTACTATGATGTTTGTCGCCCACTTCCTTTTGGCACGGCCAACTTGAGCAGTTTTGATAACACGGCCCAGCCGTCCTTGGAGAGAGGGTTTGTATTCTCTCTAGATAATGTTATCTCTTCCTCGGACGGTTTCGGCTATGCGTCTGGTTCTCGCCAAACTGCCACTTCTTATACGGCTACGAGTACCAATACTGTGCGAAACCTTTTTGAGGCTGGGGTTGATAAGTTTACGGCACCCCTTCACGGTGGCTTCGACGGACTCGACATTACAGAGCGGGACCCCTTCCGCAATTCTCAATGGTCCACATCAGACACCTCCAAGACGAGCTACGCCTTGGATGCGCTGCAACGAGCCGTCCGCACCGTGGCCGACCCCGAGCGAGTCGTCACCAACTTAATTACAGTCCCCGGCGTTTGGCAAGATCAGGTAACCGATGACGTAATTAGCGTATGTGAAAATCGCGGTGATGCGCTGGCACTAATTGATATCGAGGATGCTGGGACGCCCCCCAACACGGAAGGTACCGCCCTCCAGACGCCCGAGCAACGGCGCCCAAGCGTGACTGGATCAGTAACAAAGCTGCGTGCTCGCGCAATTAATTCAAGTTATGCTTGCACTTACTTCCCGTGGGTGCGTGTGCGAGACCCGTCCAGCAACGCGGTTCTAGAGATGCCCCCTTCGGTGGTTGCTCTGGGCACCCTAGCCTCTTCGCAGGCAAAGACAGAGCTGTGGTTCGCTCCCGCCGGGTTTGTTCGCGGCGGCTTGTCCGCTGGTTCGGCCGGCCTACCGGTAACCGGGCTCACCTACCAGGCTACAGCGAAGGAGAGAGATACTCTATATGCTGCCAATATTAATCCAATTGCTCAGTTCCCGAACGAAGGAATTGTGATCTTTGGACAAAAGACTCTTCAGATTACGCGCTCCGCGCTAGATCGCATTAATGTTCGCCGCTTGATGATTTATGTCAAGAAGGAAATTTCGAAGATGGCCGCCGGTATTTTGTTTGATCCGAATAACGACGTAACGTGGTCGCGCTTCACATCACAGGCCCGCCCGTTCCTCGCGAGCGTTAAGGCAAGATTCGGACTATCAGACTTTCTTGTTGTCCTTGATAAGACGACGACGACTGATGATATGGTCGATCGAAACATTATGTATGCCAAGATTTTCCTGAAGCCCACTAAGGCTATCGAGTTTATCGCGCTTGACTTCATTATTACACGACAGGGTGCATCTTTTAATGATTAAAACTTTAGAGGCACTAATTAAAACAAAGGAGAAAAAGTAAAATGGCATTCTGGACAGATTCGCTCGGTACCGAGCCAAAAAGACAATTTAGGTTTAAGGTGATCTTTCCCGGGATGCCCGATGGTGGTGTGTGGTATGCGCGCAGCGCCACAAAGCCCACCTTTACTGTTTCTCAGTCGGAGCACAAGTTCCTAAATCATACATTCTATTATCCGGGCAAAGTTACCTGGAACACGTCAACCATCTCCTTTGCAGATCCGGCGAATCCTGACGCCACCGGTGGAATTATGCGTATCCTGGCATCTAGTGGCTATAGAATTCCAGATGCTGGCGGTTCTGCCCCAGAAGATTTCCGAACTATGGGAAAAAAGAATTCTGTTAACTCTCTTGGTGATATCCAGATTATAGGGCTCAACGAGAATGGCGAGAAGAATGAAGTATGGACTCTTCATAATGCATTTGTCGTTGGTCTTACGCTGAACGATTACAGCTATGAATCCGAGGATCTCTCGACGGTCGACGTTGAACTTCGTTACGACTGGGCTGGCTTTTCTAATAAGGGCACAGACTACGCCGGCGGGGGACGCACAGGCGAGCAAGATGGCGGCATTACGTGGGGCGCGCTTGGAGGCAATGACGACGTCGAACTCGGCTCATCGCTGGGCGCCGGCGCCGGCGGGGTCCTCCCACCCGGATCCGGGCCGACAAGCAGCTAGCCTTGGGGTTTAAATTCCCTTAACATCTGCTTTTAAATAAACTATAATACTCTTAACAGAGAGGTTCAAATTGCCAAGAAATAATACCCGGCGCACCGGGAGCACGCCAAAAGAGGCCGCCACCAAGGCAGCCCCAGCTCCCGCCGCGTCCGTTTTAGACTTCGTAACCCCAACAGAGTTGGTGGATTTACCTAGTCGCGGGCGCTTTTACAGCGAAGATCATCCTTTACACAACAAAGAAACCGTCGAAATTCGCTACATGACAGCGAAAGACGAGGATATTCTTACAAGCCAAACGCTCCTTAAGAAGGGCGTTGCCCTTGAAAGACTAATGCAGAATATTCTTGTTGATAAGTCGGTCAACCCTGCCACCCTTTTGAGTGGCGACAGGAACGCCATTTTGGTGGGCGCCCGAATCACCGGCTATGGTCCAAAGTACAAGGCCAACGTGGGGTGCCCTTCGTGTGGCGATACCGCAGAATCGTCTTTTGACTTGTCCGATCTTGAGGCCATAGAGACTTCAGAAGAAGAGCAGCAAAGGTTGAATGTCAGCATGACTGAAAACACTACTTTTATTACCACGTTGCCCCTTACTGGTGTTGCTGCGGAGTTTCGGCTGCTCACTGGTGCCGATGAAAGAGTGATCACCCAGAATGTTCAAAAAAAGCGCAACAAGAATGTCCTTGACGGAAGCCTAAGCACGCAGTTCTCCAGGGCTGTTTTGGCTCTAAACGACGAAACCGATCGAGCTACAATTCAGAAGTTTATGCTTATGATGCCAGCCCGAGATGCGCGCCATCTTCGCAGCGCCTTTCAGGCTGTTACTCCAAATGTGGACCTTGCGCAAGATTTCGAGTGTAGTGCTTGTGGCTATGAGCAGCAAATGGAGGTGCCGCTAACCGCGGATTTCTTTTGGCCTGACCGCTAAATACATGGAGGGCGTTTATGAGCAATTTTTTGCCCTCACGTATCACGGACGCTGGGACTTCCAGCAAGCTTACTCGCTACCAGTCGGGCTCAGAGAGTGGTTTGTGAAAAGACTTGTTAAGCAAAAGGAAGATGAGAACAAAGCGGCAGAAAAAGCCCAAGCGCAAACTCGCTCCTAGGCTTTTGGGCGCCCACAACGAAAGCTGGAAGCAATTCCGGCTTTTTTGTTTTAAAAACTAATTATTTTGGACACTTGTATTTTAAGGAGGCTTTATTAAATGCCTGATTCAGACGGCAACCCCACTCCAGAAGAGCTAGCTGCGCAGACGAGCGCGGACGAAGAGGAGATAGAAACCGGAAAGAATCGACTTCGAAGGCTACAGGCTGAGCGCCTAGCGGAGGCGAAGCGAGAACTCCAGGCCAAAAAGGACGAGGCCGCCGCGGAGGGGGACATTCTCAAAGTCGCTCAGGCGAGCGCCGAGCTAGAGCGCCAGCGCCTTGAGTATGTCATCAAGCACGCATCCGTGGAAGAGCTGATCAACGCGGCCAAAGAGGACGGCATCAAGCTCACCGGCACCCAGGAAGAGCAGCACCGCCAAGTTTTACAAACCCTCCAGGCGGAAAAGGAAGCAATTCAGGCGCGCAATAGGCTAATACAGCGGGGCGTGGGACTCGGGAAGAAATTCCAAGACACACTTAAGATCCCCAGGACAGGGATGCCCGAGCTAATTGAAGACTTCGCCAAAGCCGGCGGAAAGCTAGGCAACATGCTGGAGGGCGTTGATAAGACTAAGGTTGCCATACGAGGGTTCTCTACTCTTCTTCTAGAGACCTCGGCCTTTGCGATGAAGTCCTTTATCGGCCAAGGCATAAAGATGGCGTTTGCCATTGATAAGGTAGGCGCCGCCTTTACCGCACAAACTGGCATTACGGGACGGCTAAGGGATGCAATTAACGAAACATATCAAGCTAACCTGCTGCATGGGATTAGCCTAGAAGACGCTAGTAAAGCCCAGTCGGCCCTTCTCGGCGGATATTCAGGGTTTATTACCCTTTCTCACACAGCGCAGGAGACCACACGTCAAGAGGTCGCGTTGCTTGAGAAGCTAGGGCTCAATGCCGAATCCTCGGCGAAGATGATAAACGAGCTTACTAGGTCTTTGGGGGCATCCGTGCCCGAGTCCCGGGCAACTATTCGAAATATAACCCAGCTGGGAATAGCGTTGGGCATTCCAGCAGAAACCATTAACAATGAGTTTATTCAGTCTCTCCCCAAGCTGAGGGTGTATGGAGACAGGGCCACCGATGTTTTCCGCGAACTAACAATTGCCGCGCGTGAAACAGGTACCACTGTATCAGGGCTAATCGGAGTCTTTAGCGACCAGTTCAACACTTTTGAGGGCTCTGCAACAGCCGCCGGCAAGCTGAACGCCGTGTTGGGTACTGATTTATTTAGCTCTTCTGAGCTTTTGATGGCAACAGAGTCTGAACGTATGGAGATTATGCGCGATCGCTTGTCGATGGCTGGAATTGAATTTGCGAATATGAGCAAGTATCAGCAAATGGCCTTAGCTAATGCTGCTGGCATTAGTGATGTTAACGAGGCGGCAAAGATATTTGGCAATACACAAAGTGGCATCGGGCTGCAAATTGGCGATCTTGCGATGAGCCACCAAGAGTTGGAGGAGCGCGCCGAAGCTGCACGCGATGTTCAAAACAAACTATCGTTTGCGATGCAATCTATGGGCCAAATAATCGAGCCCCTTTTAACTAACTACCTGATCCCCTTCCTAGAGTGGTTTTCGGAGGTGATTATTGAGTCCCCGAAAATGACAAAAACCATCATCTCCGGTATCGGACTCATCATCGGCGCCTTTGGGCTGTGGCACCTGGCGGTAAAGCCGGTCCTTCGGGTCAAAGGCGCCCTGCTGAGCCTCGTCGGCAAAGCACCAGGCATACTTGGCGCGGAAACAGCGTCGATGGCCACGAATACGGCCGTCACCGATGCAAATACCGCGGCGGTGGCGCGCAACAACAGAGTCCGCCGTCAGCGCCCCGGCGGTGGAGGCGGCGGCGGATACGGCGGCGGCTGGGGCGGCGGCTGGGGCGGCGGCGGCGGCGGCTTCATGGGCGCCTCCGGCGGTGGTGGCGCTAGCTCACTCTCCTACCGCACTGCCCCCACTGGTGGCCCCGCGCCGAACACTTCACTGTTCACCTCATCGGGACTTGTCAATCCTACTGGTACCCGCGTGTCTCCGACTCCACCCCCGGCAGGACCGACCCCCATCGGACCCACGCCGACACCCGGCGGCGCCGTCCCACCCCCATCCGGTACGCCCCCGGGACGATTCGCTGGCTTAAGGGGCTCCTTCGCTGGCTTAAGGGGCTCCTTCGCTGGAGCCGCGGCTTCCCTCCGGTCAGGCGGCTGGAAACTCGCCTTGCGCGAAGCGCTTAAAACACGGGGCGCTGCCGTCAAGGGCGTTTTCTTGAAGAGCCTTAAGGGCACCGGCCCCATCGCCGCTTTGTTTGAGGCCTTCTTTGCCGGGTCGGATTTTCAACGAATAGCCGGGTCGGATATTCCTCGGCAGGAGAAGGAACAACAAATTGGAGTGCGCCTTTTGGAAGCGCTGGGCAGAGTCGGCGGCGCTGTCGTCGGCGGCGCCCTGGGCGCCCCGCTTAGCTTGATCCCGGGTATTGGCTGGATTGCTAACCTGGCTATGATGACCGGCGGCGCCCACTTCGGGGGCATGCTGACGGGCGCCCTGGGCAAGCCCGATGGTATTTTCGGAGGCGCCGGCGGCTTGGGAAGGGCCGTCATTTCAGTGTGGCCCGGGCTTAGTGAGAAGGTCGCCTCTGCGCAAAAAGGCGGCATCACGACAGCAGAGGGGTTGGTGAACGTCCACCCGCAGGAAGCCATCATACCCCTTGATAAGCTGATGGACAAATTTGATGATTTGATTGCTGCCCTCGCCGGTCGACCGGTTGAAATAGCTCTTCAGCTCAATGGGCGAACGATACAAGAAGAACTCATCGTCCCGACGATTAATCGCCACCTCTTGCAGAAGACTGGTTAGTAAAAAGTAAACTTTAGGATAGTTATAGATATGACCGCCCCCAACGATACGGTAATTTTTAATTCCACCGGCGATTCTACAACGGCCGTTGACGCTAGCGATGCATATGCAAACAAACATCAACTTTATTTAAGCGTTTTTCACTTGCCGAGCCAGATCGAGGTTAACTTAAAAGCTTTTGTCACTACATATACCGAGACTTTTTCTTCTGATTGGGCCCAGGAGCCGGTGTTTGGTCGCAACGACCCCATCGCCACCTTTAAACACACTAGTCGCCGAATAGCTGTGAGTGTTGATATCCCCGCATTCTCCATGAAAGAAGCAAAAGACAACCTTTCAAAGTGCAACCGCTTGGCACAATTCACCTATCCGGCTTATCTTCACGGCAACCGCGCCAATACCCTTGCAAAGCCCCCTTTGCTGCGAGTTACTTTTGCCAATTTAATCAGGAATGCCGCAGTCCCTCACAGTCCGCATGCGAAAGAGTCTGGCTTGTTGGGCTTTATAACATCTTTATCTATAGTTCCCTCATTTGGAGAAACTAACTTTTTTCAGTCTGACGTGGCCGTTATTTACCCCCAATTGCTGACAGTTAATTTTGATTATATTGTGCTCCACGAACATGATATGGGCTGGGGGAATGAGCTTGGCTTTGCCAAAAATGAGCAGTTGGCCAATTTTCCCTTTGGAGACACCGGATTGGTTCAAACAGACATCCCGGCTGACAGCGTTACGCGAGTTTCGCAACCCAGCTCGCCAGATACGAGGGTCAGCCCCGGCGCTACTCCACCGGTAGTTACCGCGGAGGAGGACGACGAAAATGCGGACATGAATGCCGATGCGGACTCCGACCCGCAGTACGCCTACGACGAGCACGGCGTTGCCTACACCTCCCATGAACGGCTTAGGGCCTATGCGCACCGGGAGGGCCTTGACAGCCCGCAGACACTCGGGTTCGCGAACCTAACCGACGAGCAGGCCGACCAGACGCTCGACAGCCTCCTCACCCGCGGCGTCGACTTGTAGGACGATAGATAATTATGGCAAATAGATACGCAAACGCAAAACCTTTTATCAACACTAACGACCTATACGAAGAATTCTTCGAAGAGCGCGATGTTAATTATATAGAACAATATCGAACAGGTATTTTAACGCAACCTTCCAAGGCCCAGCGCGCTCGCCTTCAGACCATAAAGCACGTTTGGGGTATGGGCGACCGGCTTTATAAGTTAGCCTATAAACATTATGGCGACTCAACCGCGTGGTGGATTATAGCGTGGTATAATCTAAAGCCCACTGAGAGCCATTTTAAAGAAGGCGATCTCGTCTACATCCCCCTTCCCTTGAACCGGGTTATGGGACTCCTACAGAGGTTATAAGATGGCAGCAACTGCTCAAGAGATCGAAGAGGCTATTCAGGCCGAATTCGGCGGCCGCTACACAGAGGAGCACATCAACGGGGAAGCCAACAGTGTCCGACAAGCCTCCAACGTTTCAAGGATGGCGATCATCCTCGATATGGATTACAAGATCTTTGCTCCCACTGTTAGCAACTCTTCTTCGCCAACCGCGATCCTCCAGCGCTACGCCACGATGGAGCAGCAAGACGCCCTCGGTCGGGGATACAATGAAGATGGCACCCCCAGCCCGGCAGCCGATTTTTATCCGCGCGCCCAAAATAGTTTCATATACCAAATTACCGGCGACCAGACCGGCGACCAACGATCGGAACTTGACGCCCTAGTAAGGCAGGCGAACCAGGCTACGAATGTTCCGAAGGTCGATGGAACTGCCGGGTTAGAGCAGCGCTTGCAAGACGAGTTTGCAGCTCGTGTTCGCGCAGCAGATCTTGGTGATGTTGCGGACTCACAATTTGATGTCGACCCGGAAATCAATCGCGGATGGACTTGGGCCGGCCCAAATTGGGGCAACCGCGACCGCAACGCTGCAGCCACCCGCGGTACCGAGGAAAACACGCTTTGGTGCGCGCAAGAGGAATTTGTATGGTTCGCCTACAATATGCAAATTCTCAATAATGGCGTTGCCCCGACAGAGACTGCAGTGTTTGAAGCCATGGACTTGGATAGATACGTCCAGCTTTATTTAGAAATTAAAATACGGCCGTTGTTGGTGGAGGCCTTTGAGGCTTTGGCCGAAGCGGAAGAGGCCGGGGAGGTCGATGGCCACGATGACGAGGGGAACCTGAATCAGGAAGGTCGCGAGTTCCTTGCTGATCAGGCCAGGCAACGCGGCCGCGATGCGCTTGTTCCGGAAGAAGCTGGTTCCGCGGCCGAACAGGCTCAGCTAAAAAGGCTAGCGGAACAATCATTTTTGGTGGACTTTTTGCCGGAATTTGCTGTTTTAAATCAGGACCGCGCTTCCACTTATGAGAATTATTTCTGGATGTTGCACGGACACACCGACACTATTATGAATAAGCTGCTTTATAACCCTGCTTTCGAAACTTTGGACACCTTGAGGCCATCTGAAATTAGCGGGCTTGTTCCGCAAATAAGGCTTTTTAAGGTCGAGTATGCGACAGAGGGCAATTCTGTAGAATATGAGATTCCCTTTGCTAGCCATATCGACCCGGCTGATATACAAGCCATGATGGGCACTTCTTTCGATCGCGGGAGAGGCGCTGGACTTAAGAGCTTTGACTGGACGCTTCACGGGCGCGATCCGTTTACGGCAAGGCGAGATATTTTCGGAGAACTTAAGCTTTATTTTCAAAGTTTTGATGAGCTATTGCGCCCTCGCGCAATTCAAAGTGTCGATAGCCAGCACACAAACTCCGATTTTACTTATATGGAGTTGGTTAATTTTGCAGGCCCCGGCACTGTGAGACATCGAGAGGACGGGAGTTGGAATCCTGAGTATTATAGACTGAGAGTAGAGGTGGGTTGGGCCGATCCTGGCACAAACAACAGCTTTTTGGGCTCCGGCGCGGAGAAGAGCCAGAAGCAGCGCGCCATTGTAGAGTCGCGTTCGGTAATGTATTTGACGGCCAATGATCACACTATTGATATATCTGACGAGGGTATTATAAATCTGACAATTAGTTATATCGCCTATCAAGAGGCGTCTTACATGGACAATAATTCAGACATCTTGGCTACGGAGCACACCCGGCAAAGGCGACTGGACCGACGCGCCGACCTTGCCGCGGCCGCTGAAGCATGCGACACCCGAGCCAGGGAGAGGATTTTGCGGGATTATACTAAGGAATTTCGAAGAGAAAAGTATAATTCTTTTCAAAGAATATTGGGCGAACTATACGATGATCGGAGCATAAAATATGTAAGCGTCCCCGTGGGTACTCTTGAATCTTATATTAATTATGGCGAACAGGGAGTTAACATTCGGGGTCTAGACCGCCTTTTCGGCGCTGCCCGCGGGGGCAACCAGCAGGCTACTTTTGATGTTCGAACGGCAGCGCAACAAACAGGACTTTTGATGGAAGCTCTGGGTCTTGATGTCGGCAGCCTTGACGAGACCGAGATAACGGAGGCTATACAAAACTTGACGTATGGCGATACAGCCGACAACGGCAACGTGAGGGTGCAATTTTTTTATTTGGGTGATTTAATTCGCGTGGCTTTGAGAAACATTTCCACGTCGACACAGGGCGCCGTTTCTGGGTTGCGAGTGCCTGGCAAGTTGGATAGAAATTTACGAATTTTGCTGGGGCCCATCACCTTCAAGAGGAGAAACTGCCCCGCGGATCCAACAGAGGACTGCCATACAGAAATTTTATATAATATTAATTTAGCAGATATTCCTATAGCTGTAAATCTGTATGTAGAGTGGTTTTTAAGGACCGCGGTGGGACGCGAGCTGGACACCTATCCAATATTGGCATTTCTTAGAGATTTAGCCAACTCTCTTATAACAAGCGTTATACGCGATCAGTCCCATGGATTAACAAATGTCCCGCGGCAATCACTAAAATTAAGATCTAATTTCATTACGGCGGCCGCCACCGCCGGCGGGGCTGATGTTCTTGCGACTAGCCGTAATATCCTGCCTGCTTCTTCCGGCGGCACCGATTACACTCGCATCGATGTCGACGGCACTATGGGCGCAACCCTCCGAAGCGGCCGCCCTTTGTTGCGCTCTCCCGTTGACAACGAGCGCGCCTATCACTATATGGCGCTCTACGCACTTAATCTTGGTACCACTCAGCCCTTGGGAGGCCACCTTGAAGATAGGGGGGGCGTCCCTGGCGATCGAGCCCGCGGCATATATCATTTTGCAATTGCTAAGGATCGCGGGATATTTAAAACTGTGCGCTTTACGAAGGCCGGACTCCCTTCCGCGCGGGAGGCCCGCATTGTTGCTGATTTAGAACAAACGGCGACTGGTCTGATTCTTCTTAAAAATGTATATAATGTAGATGTAAAGACTGTGGGGAACGCTCTTTTTGTGCCCGGAATGAAAATATACATAGACCCTGCTGGGATTAGCCCTTCGATGGGGTCTCCCAATCGATCGGGAGACTGGTCAAATATTCTGGGAATTGGAGGCTATCATGTGATAACACAAGTACAGTCTTTCATCGAAGGGGGCAAATTTGAAACAACCATAAAGGCCATCTTTGAGGGCGCCGGCGTACACGGCGCCATTGGGTTCACGGGAGAGGTGCTGACCGAGGAAAGCGACAACTGCCCAGACCGCGTTCAGGCGTCGAGCATTCTTCGTGGTCCCTCCACATCGGGAGGCGCTTCTTAAATGGGCAGGTTTCAAGGTAAAAATAAATTAAACTCTGGTGAGCTTTTTTACGAAAGGATGCACTATTCTCACGAAGCCTTCGAAAGGGAGTTTGGCTCCCTTTACGTTAAGCCGGTAGCTGATTTTTATTTTGCGGAAAGGGCTTTATACGGAAGGATTAACAAAAATCATAATCCGATAATTTTAAATAAAGCGAATACTAAAAACATTGGGAATAAGGCCGATAGTGTCCAAACGCTGTCCGCCGTTAACTTTGTTGTAGATGCGTTTGAGGCTTTAGCGGCGGACTTTAACAAGGCCGTCTTTAACGGAAAACTTGATTTACAGGATCCACACCTTTCCGAGCTGACTGCTTACGGCGCTTATCAGGATGTGGATACCCTGTACACCAGATACCTTGATGGTTTGGAGGCGGTGTTTCGGGAGAGCTTTTTAGATGGAGCCCGCAACCGACGCATTCGGGACTTTAAAAGTTTTCTTCCCGTATTTTTTGAATTTATAAAACAAGTGTCCTCAACCGGCGGCGTTACTATGGTTGCGTTTATTGCTAGCAATTTTTGCAATTCAACGATTTCGGGACTTACAATTAGCGTGTCCGAGCTGGACCCTACCGATGATAGCAAAAAAGAAGAATTTTTGACTAGTCCCAATTTTGATTATTATCGGGAGCTTCTTAAGTCTCATGGGTTTTATATTAATAAGCATCGTCCGTGGGAGTTGGTCGCGGATATCGCCAGCCCTTTTATGTTGCAGTATGCCAATGCTTACGGGCTGTCGACCGAGAACGATGTTCTAAAACGATATTATCACCGGGCCGGCGGCGCTGGAGTTACTTTGCTTAAACGCCTAGCTTTGCGTTTTTATAATGGCGTGGTGGTAAGAAGAAAATTTGTGACAGTGCGCCAGAATGGGGTAACGAAGCGAATTTGCCGCCGCGTAACAAATCTTGAAACTGTCGATCGAACCTATTCGCAAAACTTTTGGCTTGACAAATACACCGATATACGATATGCTGAACAACGTGAGCCAATTAGCCCAGGAGAGTTGATCTCTCTTAAGAAAGATCAGGCAGGGCTGTTCGCCACAAAGGGGCTAAAATATACCCTTTCTCATATTAACAACAAGCTGAATGGTTTTGCGAATTATGAAGGCTCATTTGCCAAGATTCGGCTCCGTAGACAGTCTCAGCTAGAAAACCGACCTCTTAAACCCACATATTAATGCTATTTCAGACACTCGATAACAAAGAGGAATGTGTCGGCGTCTATTGCAACAGCGAGTTGCACTTCGACACTATTCCAGACAACCTAACACACACTTGGAACTACTCAGCCCTCCTCCGAGAGAGGGAGAATGTGGAGTATGCGTTCCTATATGCCCAGAAGGCGCTAGGAGACGTCTGTGCGCCCCACCTCGCTCAGGAGTGGGGAGCCATCAATGACAGGATGAAGGCGTTCCTACGTGCCTTCACGGCGGCTAAAGTAGACCTTACTGAAAACTGCTTTTTTGACCTCGTTAACGAGCGGTTTTTGCGGGAGTATTGCGAGATCAGAAACAAGATTACTGAGTATGTTTTTGAGAACCACAGCAAACCCGAAAACTATGATTTTCTTGTAGAATTAACAAAGGTGCTTCACGACATTAAACACAGAAAACTAAACGTTGATCCGTGGGCTCTTAAAGACATTATCCATGAGAAGAGAGCGCGCGATTTTACACAAAAGTTAAGCGAGATTTCACTTTCGTGCGACTACAATATCTTTGGAACGAAGACCGGTCGCCTCACCACGAAGAGAAGCAGCTTCCCCATTCTCACAATGGACAAGAAGTTCAGAAAAGTAATAAAGCCAACTAATGATTGGTTTGTGTCGCTTGATTTTAATGGCGCCGAGCTACGCACTTTTCTGGCTTTGTCCGAAATGGAGCAGCCAGATGTGGATGTTCACGAGTGGAACCGCCAAAATGTATATCGTGGCATCGGAACGAGGGATGAGGCTAAAGAAAGGTTCTTTGCGTGGCTTTATAACCCCAAGTCGCACGATCATTTAACTGATGATGCCTATGATAAGGACGCCGTGATGGAAAAATATTGGTATGAGAGTGCCATCACCAACCCTTTTGGCAGAACTATCGCGGCAGACGCCCATCATGCAATGAGCTATCTTATTCAGAGCACTTGTTCGGACGTGGTGTTGCGCCAAATGATCAAGCTTGATAAGTACCTGCAAGATAAGGCGTCCTTCGTTGCATTTTGCGTCCACGATGAGGTGGTTTTGGACATAGAAGACGGTGACTGCTCCTTAATCAATATTTTAGTTGACCATTTTTCAAATACTCCTTTAGGAAATTTCGGAGTTAATGTAAAATATGGGAAGAGTTATGGGGATATGAGAGAATGGAAACAATAATTGGACTCGGCAAAGCAGGGTGTGCGATCGCCGATAGATTCTCACAATATCCGCAGTATGAAGCCTATAAAATGGATGTGGGGCTTAAGCGCACTCCGCGAACTTACGGACTCAAGGCTGCTGGCCATCCGGAAGGCCACGAAGAGTCCATAGGAAGCTTGAAAAGGTTTTTTAAGGATGTGGGGGGCGATGTATTATTTACTGTGGGGGGTAGTGGTGCCGTTTCTGGTGCGTCTTTGAGAATACTTGAACAGCTTAAAAAATGTAATCTTTATATTTTATATATTTATTCCGATCCTGAACTCCTCGGGGAAACCGCTCGAATGCAGCAGCGCCTCACTCTCAATGTCTTTCAGGAATACTCTCGCTCGGGCGTTTTTCAAAAAGTCATTTTGATAGATAACTCGCGCTTGGAAGAAATCCTGGGGGATATCCCTATAATTGGTTTCCACAACACATTAAATGAACTGGTGGTGCCCACCATTCATATGGTAAACGTGCTCTCTCGTTCCGTTAGTATTATGGGTAATATTTCGCCTCCGCACGATATCAGCAGGATTGTTTCTTATGGCCTTGTAGATTTTGAAACCGGCACAGAAAACTTGTTTTTTCCTCTTGACAACGTTCGGGAAAAGGTGTATTATTATGCTATAAATGAGGACAAGCTGAAGGAGCAGGGCGGAATTCACAAGAAGATCATTGCGCAGGTTAAGGCAAACGCCCAAAATACCAAGACAACGTATGGGATTTACCCCACGCAGTATGATCAGGACTATGTTTATTGCGTTGCCTACAGCTCGATAATTCAAGAAAATAACTCTTGACATTTGTCGCCCAATTTGATATAATAAGAGTCAGAAGTCAGGAAGATTCGCCTGGCTTACTATAACCAAAAAAGGAAAAAACAACATGGGAATCAATCTAGATAAGATGCGAGCAAAGCTCGTTGCAGTGCAAAATAAGGGCGATCGACAGAGCATTTTCTGGCGTCCCAACGACGGGAATCAGACTATTCGTATCGTGCCCACGGAAGACGGAGATCCCTTCAAGGAGGTCTTCTTTCATTATAACGTAACTAAGGGTGGAATTTTATGCCCTAAGCGCAACTTCGGCGATGAGTGCCCAATCTGTGAGTTCGCGTCCAATCTATGGCGCGAAGGCGTAGACAACAATGACGAGGACTCGAAACGCACAGCTAAGAACCTGTTCGTTCGCCAGCGCTTCTTCAGTCCGGTTCTCATCCGTGGCGAAGAGACTGATGGTGTCCGCTGGTGGGGCTACGGTAAGACCGCTTACGAAAGCCTGCTCAATCTTGTTCTAAACCCGGATTACGGTGACATCACCGATACTGAAGAGGGCACTGATCTTGTGCTCAATTATGGAAAGCCTGCTGGTGCTTCGTATCCGCAGACTAAGCTGCAGCCCCGACGACGCCCGTCGCTTCTGGCTGACGATGCGGATAGGACTGCAGAGCTTCTTGGCTCGATTGAAGACTTCATGGGGGTTTTCGAGCGAAAGACTCCCCAAGACGTCGAAAAGATCCTTGAGGAGTTTATTTCGGGGGGTGTTGATGCAGAAGGTAACTCGACAGAGACCGTACAGTATGCTAAGAACAACGCTGACACCGTTGACAATGCGTTCCAAGAGTTGATGAACGCCTAAGACAGATACCGCAGGGGGCACGATTGTGCCCCCTGCTGGTTCAGGGGTTGCGGAGATTTGCGCAACTTACTATAACAAAAAGGAAAACATGAATTATACAATTAAAGCAGATGAGAGAGCCCTCTCTAATTTACTAGACACGCTGAGCCGCGGCTGTAAAAATTCACAAATTATTAGAGAGCTTCTATGGAACGCCATCGAAGCAATCTTAAGATATCATGCCCAGCTTGGTGTAGAGCCCAAGGGGGTGGTTACCATAACCAAGGACAAGCTGGACCCCCGCAAAGCGTTGTTTTGTAACTCCCTTGGTGACGCTCTTACTCGCGCGATTGTGGGCGCCCACTTGGTGTCCCTGGGGAGCAGTGGCAATACCGATGAAGAAGGGGATAATTTTGGAATTGGGGCAAAGGTCGCGTATTTGCCAAACAACCCACTCGGACTTATATATCGCTGCCGCACAGAAATGATGCAATTTCAATTCGGCAAGAACGAGAACAACTGCTATGGACTTATCCCAGAAGAAGTCGAACTCATCGACGAGGAGGGCAATCTAGTCGACACGGAGTGGGCGGACTTCCCTGATATCAGACCAGATGAGTTTACACTGCCAGACAGTGAAACCGAGGTTAAGATGCTTGGCTCCGCTGAAGACGAAGACACTTGGAAGCAAATATGCAAGTTTGCTGGTGCGGAGCATGCGGGAACCGATCCTTGGTCTGGGCACACCATCGCTGATTTCATTGAGCAGCGTATGTGGGCTCTGCCTTGCCCCGGAATTGAGATTCGCGTCTCAATTTATAATGAAGCCGGCGACGAGATAAGTCAGCGTCTCATTCGTCCACTAAAAGACATCATTCATTCATACCCTGTTAGTGGGAAGGTGGAGCTGTCCAGCGGGGTGAATATTCATTACTTTGCAAAGAAGTTCAACAAGGGCGTGAAGCTCGGCGATCGCCGACGCACTGGTTATGTAGGGTGTGTCGTGGGGAGGGAGTCATACGTCGATACTGCTATATCCCCAAGCAGCCGGCAAAAGAACATGTCAGAGTGGGGAATCTTCACTCACCATAAGCATATTGGGATTTATGCTGAACTGCCCGAAGAGCTGGGCTTCCGCCCACAGCCAAATCGCTGCAGCGTAAGGGGTCCTAATGGCGAAGTTCCCCCACTGTCAGATTATGCCGAAGAGTTTCGCAGGAACATTCCCGAAAACCTTAAGCAGTGGATGAGCGAGCTACACACCCCCCATAACTCTACCATCCAAGATGAGATGAACAGGCTGTTTAGAAAGACAGCTACAGCCTCTAGTACTCAAGGGACAGGCTCTAGCAGAAAGACTTCAGTTGCTGGAGGCTCTGTGTCCAGCCGTGGAAGCCTAAGCAGCGGCACAAGCTCACCCCGAAGGCGCAAAAAGACAAGAGCAGCGGGCATCGGGTCCAACAAGACATCTACAGCTCCGGAATTTTTACTGCAGAGCGACGGCGCTGACTCTCCTGCCGTAACACTTGATACGACTAGCTGGGTTATAACTGTTAATATGGATAGTCCTTTGTTTTTGCATAGATTTGCAAAGCTGAGGGCATACAAGGGCGCACCGGACGAATTGCTTAAGACTACAGTTGGTGAAACCATGTACCAAGTCTCGTGCCTCTTCTACATAGAGGCAAGGAATGCCCACGCTAGTGGCAAGTCCATGGACGCGATTCATCGAGACATCGAAGGAAAATTCGATAGTTGCTATGATGAGACGCGAGCTAAGCAGCGGCTCACCAAGCAGCTCAATCGGGTTGAACGTACCGAGGAAGCTTCAGCCGCCTAGAGTAACGATGCCCAAGACACCCCTACGATATCCGGGTGGCAAATCCCGTGCTGTAAAGCACATTCTGCCACTCATCCCCGAGGATATAACGGAGCTTTGTTCTCCGTTCCTCGGGGGTGGGTCGGTGGAGCTTGCTGTAGCTGAACGAGGAACGCCAGTCCACGCTTACGACATCTTTGAGCCGCTTGTGTGGTTCTGGAATGCCCTCTTGACAGACCCCCGATTGCTGGCGGTTTGTGCCGATTCCTACCGAAAAGAGCATGCCGACTTTGAAGGAAAAAGAGGTCTTTTAAAAGAAGACTTTAGGCGCCTTCGGGATGAGCTGAGAGAGGAAGGCCGCTTTTCCTACGACAACGCAGCCAAGCTCTACGCTATCAATCGCAGCAGCTTTTCAGGGGCAACGTTCTCTGGGGGGTGGTCAAAACGAGCATCTTACGCTCGTTTTACGGATAGCTCAATTGATCGTATTTATAATTTCCGAGAGTCCAACATGGCAGTAAGCTGTGAGGGCTTTAAAACTTCAATTAATAGGCACCCTGACGCATTCCTATATTGCGACCCGCCATACTTGCTAGGTGCTGACAAGGACAAGCTATATGGCGATAGGGGCAATACGCACGCAGGCTTTGACCACAGAGCCCTGTATGATATACTCAGCGAACGAACCAACTGGGTATTGTCATACAACGACTGTCCCGAAATACGAGACCTATACGAGAGCTATGAGGTTTGCGAAGCTGAATGGGCTTACGGAATGAAGAATGTAGGTGGAACCAAGATGGACAAGTCATCAGAAATATTAATCATCAATAAGGAGACATAATGGCTAGAGTTTCAAAAGCCAAGACAGGAAAGCTGTCTTTGGCGGATATGAGAAATCTTATTAATAAGAAGGCGGGAATGAATGTCGCCCACGATCTAACAAAAGAAAACCCCACGGAAGTTAAAGACTGGATTCCAACCGGCTCCCGCTGGCTGGACTCAATCATCTGCCGCGGCAAGTCAGCGGGCATTCCCGTTGGCAAGACGACAGAGATCGCCGGTCTAGAGGCGACAGGCAAGTCATACATGGCTGCGCAGATTGCCGGCAACGCCCAGAAAATGGGGATCGACGTAGTTTACTTTGATTCAGAGTCAGCCATCGATCCGACCTTCCTTGTGAAGGCTGGTTGCGACCTAGAGCAACTTCTATATATTCAAGCCGCGTCTGTGGAGTTCGTTCTAGAGACTATCGAG